TGCAGTACTATATCAAGAGATGCGTAGGATGGGGTTACCTATTGGTGAGTTTACTCCAGGTAAAGGGCAAGACAAGATATCACGAGTTAATGCAGTATCAGATTTATTTAGATCAGGCATTGTATGGATACCGGATAGGAGATGGGCACACGAAGTAGTAGAAGAGTGTAATGACTTTCCATCAGGTCAAAACGATGACTTGGTTGACTCAACTACACTAGCGCTATCTAGATTTAGACAAGGTGGGTTTATACGTTTACCTAGTGATGAGAAAGATGAAATACAAGAATTTAAATCAAGTAGAAATAAGTTGTACTTAGTATGATAACGTATAGATTAAAAAAAGGTCCTAAACATACACTTAAGTTTGATAAGAAAGGCCACGATAAACATTGGGCTCGTATTCAAAATGGTCTAAGACTATTTGGAAAATATTATACGGCGTTGTGGGATTAAAACATGATACAGATTAGAGAAAACGTAATATCAAAAGATAAACTACGCCTATGTAAGAATTGGCTAGAAGGAGCTAAATGGAAATATGGTTGGCTATCAGATGCAAACATACCATTTGGTCATTGGAATACTGATATATCAAAAACAGCTCCTAATAATCCTACAGATATTTCTAGTAAGTTACCAAAAGAATTTAAAGAAGTATGGGATCAATTAAATAAAGAAATATTTAATGGTCAAGGTAAGTTAACTAGATGTTATGCAAATAGACATACCTTTGGTACTGAAGGATATATTCATACAGACTCTGATAGAAAAGAAGATCACACAGTAGTTATATATTTAAATGAAGGTTGGAATTATGGATGGGGAGGCGAAACGGTCTTTTACGAGAATAAAGAGATTATTAAAGGTGTTGTTCCTAGCTTTGGCAGGGTTGTTGATTTCCCCGGGCATATTGAGCATTGTGTTAAGGCACTTACTAGAATTTGTCCAGAAGTAAGAACTACATTAATGTATAAAGTCACTATTGATCCTAAAGCAGTCTATTCTGCAGAAGTATTATTAGATGAATTTTTAGAACAAGTAGGTGCACATAAGCTACCACATAAGGATGGAAACCTAAAAGATCACTTAATTAGGACATTTCATATACTTAAAATGGTACAAGCTACTGATATACTTGCATTAGCAGGCGGATTGCACTCAATTTATAGCACAAATAAGTATAGAAAAGCATGTTTACCTCTCACAAGTACTCTTGTTGAAGATACTTTTGGACCAGAAATTGACCGTATTGTTAGGTTATTTTGCACTGTAGATAGGCCAAATATACTAGAAAACCCTGATGGAAGCTTGTCAGATGTGGATTTATTTGTATTACGATCAGTAGAATGCGCAAATTTGTACGACCAAAACGAATTGGATGAAATTAAGTATCCAAACTTAGTAAACTTTATTAAAACATATAAATTAGGATAAAACATGGCAGATATAGATAAGGGGCTATACCAAGCTCCACAAGGATTAGAACAATTAGGACAAGGTCATCAACCTCTAGAAATAGAAGTAGTAGATCCTGAAGCAGTTAACATTCATGCCGATGGTATGGAAATCCAAATCGGTAAAGATAAAACAATGGGCGGTCATTTTAATGACAACCTTGCTGAAGAAATGGATGAAGGTGAGTTAGAACAATTATCAGGTGACTTGCTTGGTGATTACGAAGCTGACATCAGTGCACGTAAAGATTGGTTAGATACTTATGTAGATGGTTTAGAACTTCTTGGTATGAAAGTAGAAGATAGAACCGAGCCATGGCCAGGTGCATGTAATGTTTATCACCCATTAATGACAGAAGCTCTTGTTAAGTTCCAAGCTGAAACTATGATGGAAACTTTCCCAGCAGCAGGTCCTGTTAAAACTAAAATTGTAGGAGTAGTAACTCCAGAAAATGAAGATGCGGCTGAACGAGTTCAAGCAGATATGAACCATCGTTTAATTGACCAAATGCCAGAATACAGACCTGAACATGAACGTATGTTATGGGGACTAGGTTTAGCAGGTAACGCATTTAAGAAAATTTATTTTGATCCAAGTCTTGATCGTCAAGTAGCTGTATTTATTCCAGCTGAAGATATTGTAGTTCCATATGGTGCTTCAAGTTTAGAAACAGCAGAACGTGTAACACATAGAATGCGCAAAACTAAAAATGAAATGCGTAAGCTTATGGTTGCAGGTTTCTATCGTGATATTGAATTAGGTGAACCATCTAATGACATTGATGAAGTAGAAAAGAAAATTGCTGAGAAGATGGGATTCAATGCATCTAATGATGATCGTTACCAAATTTTGGAAATGCATGTTGATTTAGATTTAGATAATGGCGATGACAAAGATGGTATTGCTTTACCTTATGTTGTAACTATTGAAAAAGGTACAAGTGCAATCTTATCTATTCGTCGTAATTGGGACCCAGAAGATAAACAAAGAATTAAACGTCAACACTTTGTTCACTACGGTTATATTCCAGGTTTTGGCTTTTATTGTTTTGGTTTAATCCATTTAATTGGAGCTTTTGCTAAATCAGGAACAATGATACTTCGTCAGTTAGTAGATGCGGGTACGTTATCTAATTTACCTGGTGGTCTTAAATCTCGTGGACTACGTATTAAAGGTGATGATACTCCGATTGCTCCAGGTGAGTTCCGTGACGTAGATGTACCTAGTGGTTCTATTAGAGATAACATTTTACCACTTCCATACAAAGAACCTAGCCAAGTACTACAAGGTTTAATGAATCAGATCATTGAAGAAGGTCGTGCATTTGCTAACGCAGATGGATTACAAGTATCAGATATGTCTGCTAATTCTCCAGTGGGTACTACACTAGCAATTCTAGAAAGAACTCTCAAAGTAATGTCAGCTGTTCAAGCTCGAATCTATTACTCAATGAAACAAGAGTTTAAATTACTTGCAGGTATTATTCGTGATTACATGCCGGAAGAGTATGACTATGAACCAGAAGAAGGAACTCCTGATTGTAAGAAATCTGATTATGATTTAGTTACAGTTATTCCAGTGTCAGACCCTAACGCTGCAACTATGTCACAGAAGGTTGTACAGTATCAAGCAGTTATGCAAATGGCTCAAGCTAATCCACAGATTTATGACATGGTTGAGCTTAACAAACAAATGCTTGAAGTATTAGGCGTTAAAAATATTGGTAAGTTAATTCCTGGTGCTGAAGATCAAAAACCATCTGATCCAATTTCAGAAAATATGGCTATATTTAATATGAAACCAGTTAAGGCATTTATATTCCAAGACCATCAATCTCATATTCAAGCTCACCAAGCAGCTATGCAAGATCCAAAGATTATGGCTTTAATCGGTCAGAACCCACAGGCGCAAGCTATGATGGCAGCCGCACAAGCTCATATAGCAGAACATTTAGGATTTGAATATCGTGCTCAAGTAGAACAGCAATTAGGCACACCACTCCCACCACCTGGTGTAGAACTACCGCCAGAAGCAGAAGTTGCACTGTCTCGTTTAGTGGCTCAAGCTGCTCAACAACTATTAGGTAAAAATCAACAAGCAGCCGCTGCAGCGCAAGCTCAACAAACTGCTCAAGACCCAATAGTCCAAATGCAACAACAAGAACTACAACTTAAACAACAAGAGGTTCAAATTAAACAACAACAAGTTCAAATGCAAAATCAATTAGAGCAACAAAGACTTGAGTTGGAAAAAATGAAAATTGAATCTCATGAAAAAATAGCTGGCGCTAATTTAGGAGCTAAGGTTATTACAGATCAACAACAGTTACAGTTTAACCAAGATAAAGAAAAAGCTAATCAAAAAGCTAAAGGTATACAGTTGGGATCTGAGTTAATTCATAAAGCTAAGGAACATTCACTAAAAGAGCAACAGCTACATGTAGGTCATGCACATGAAAAAGAAATGACACAAGTTGAACATCAACATGAAATGGAGCAACTTGCAAAACAACAACAACCTAAGGAGTAATAAATGGATCAAACGCTACAACTATTAGCATCACAAATAGAAGATAGACGCAACCAAATGATCGAAAGTTTAGGGGATGGAGCAGCAAAGGATTATCCATCTTACCAATTAGCTGTGGGGGTGATTCGAGGCTACCTTACAGTTCAAGGCTTAATAGCAGACCTCGCAAAAAACATGGAGCAATTTGATGACTGAAAGTAACGTAGTTACACTAAACCAAGGGCTAGTAGGTGCAGATGGCCAACCCCTAGGTGCAATACCAACGATAGAAAACAAAGCACCAGAAGATATTCCTATTGAAGAAAGAGGTTTACAACTTCCAGAACCAAAAGGATTCCGTATTCTTTGTGCTATCCCACAAGCTGCAGATACATACGAAAGTGGTATTTTAAAAGCTGGAGATACTAAAAGAGTAGAAGAAGGTGCAACAGTTGTTCTATTTGTACTTAAAGTAGGTGACATGGCTTATAAGGATGAATCAAGATTCCCTACAGGTCCATGGTGTAAAGAAGGTGATTTTATTCTTACACGTGCTTATGCAGGTACTAGATTTAAAATTCACGGAACTGAGTTCCGCATTATCAACGATGATACTGTTGAGGGTGTAGTTGCAGATCCTCGCGGTTATTCACGCGCATAAGGAGTAATATATGGCAGAGAAACGAGATGGAGATATTGTATTTGAAATTCCAGAAGAGTTGGAAGATAATCAAACGCAAATCGAAGGTAAAGAAGTAGAAGCAAAGATAAAAGGTAAAGAAGTAGATATTGAAATTGAAGATGACACGCCTCCGCAAGATAGGGATCGTGAACCTTTACCTAAAGAAATAGTAGATGAAATTGAAGAAGATGACTTATCAGGTTACTCTGATAGAGTTAAAGAAAGAATGGCTCAACTTAAAAAAGGCTATCACGATGAACGCAGAGTTAAAGAAGCCGCTGAACGTGAAAAAGAAGAAGCTATTAGATTTGCCCATCAAATCGCGGCAGAGAATAAGCGACTTAAGTCTACTTTAAGTACAGGCGAAGAAACTTATATTAAAACCATTGCTACCTCGCTAGAACAACATTTAGCTGCGGCTAAACGAGACTACCGTGAGGCATATGATGCGGGCGATACTGATAAAATTATAGATGCTCAACAAAGAATGAACGATGCTCAATTAAGGTTGTCTCAAGTACAAAATTACGAGCCAAAGTTCAAAGAGGCTTTACAAGAGCAAAATAATCAGTTATATATACCGCAATCACAGCCACAAGCACCAAAACCAGACGTAAAAGCCCAGAAATGGCAAGCTGAAAACGAATGGTTCGGTACAGATGAGGAAATGACTAGTTTAGCTTTGGGGCTGCATGAAAAACTAGTTCGTTCAGGAGTAGATCCTACATCTGATAATTATTATCATCGCATTAATCAAACAATGCGCAAACGCTTCCCAGAATACTTTGGGGAGGACACGCTGGACAACGATACACCTGTTCAACGCACATCAAAACCTTCAACTGTAGTTGCTTCGGCTACGCGCTCAACCGCACCCAAAAAAATCAAAATTACTAAAACTGCTGTCGCTTTAGCGCGGAAGTTAGGTATTACGCCGGAACAATATGCACTTGAAACTTTAAAATTGGAGAGAAATTAAAATGGAACAAAAAAGAATAGATCGTGAATTAGACACTCGTACAGAATTTAAACGAGCAGAAAAATGGCAACCAACAGCATTATTACCAGAACCAAATAAAAAACCAGGTTGGGAATATCTTAGTATTAGAACAAGTCTATTGAATGTACCAGATAATATTAATGTCTCCAATAGTATGCGCGAAGGATGGGAACCTGTTAAAGCTAGTGACCACCCAGAAATGAAAGTAATTACAGACCCTAATTCTAGATTTCCAGATAGTATCGAAATTGGTGGTTTGTTGTTATGTAAGATCCCAGAAGAGTTTATCGCACAACGTAGAGAGTACTATAACAATATGACTAAATCTCAAACGCAAGCTGTCGATAATAACTTCTTAAAAGATAATGATGCCCGTATGCCCTTGTTTCAAGACAAGAAAACTACAGCGTCATTTGGTAAAGGTAGTAAGTAGTATTTTTTATTAATTAAGGAGAAATAATATGTCAGCAATCGCTGCCCCATATGGTCTTCGTCCTGTTAACTTAATTGGTGGTCAGGTGTTTGCGGGTTCTACTCGTTTACTCTCGATTGCTTCAGGATACAATACCAACATTTTTTATGGTGACGTTGTAGCTATTAATAGCTCAGGTGTTATCACAAAAGTAACAACAGTAGGTACAAACGCTTCACCATTCCCAGCAGGTGTAATTGGTGTATTTTTAGGATGTACATACACAAACCCAACATTAAAATATAAATTGAACTCACAATATTGGCCAGCAGGTACAGCCGCTTCTGATGCTCAAGCTTATATTTGTGATGATCCAGATGCAGTGTTCCAAGCGCAAGCTAATGGTTCTGTAGCTCAAACAGCTTTAGGTAACAACATTGCTGTTGTGCAAACTGCAGGTTCTACAACTACTGGTGATTCTGCTATTGCTTTGGATTCAACAACTATTAATACTACAAGCACTATTGCTTTCCGTATTGTTGACTTTGTGAATGGCCCTTTTTCTTCAGTTGGTGATGCATATACTGACTGCCTCGTTAAATTTAATTTCGGAATCCATTCGTATTACAATGGAACCGGTGTATAAGGAGAATAACACATGGCTATTTCACGCGCCCAGCTATTAAAAGAACTCTTACCAGGATTAAACGCGCTATTCGGTCTCGAATATAAACGTTACGGTGAAGAGCATAAAGAAATCTACGAAACTGAAGCTTCAGAACGTAGTTTCGAAGAAGAAACAAAACT